GGTCACTGCGAATAGCTTCGCGCATATAAAATGCAACCACCTTTTCCATGTGCTTTTGGAACGCTTTAGCTTGATCTCTGATAGCTGGATGCGCGTTATCCGACACGCTAATCAGTTTTTCTACACAGCGTTCTGCAACTTCATCGGGAGTAAACCCTCGATTTTGTGTTGTTTGTACGTTGACAATAGGATCGTCTGGTACGTTAAATTCTAATTTAAACATTATTGTTTATCCCTAACTACTTTACCCACACGATAGTCTTGTGTGGTTTCTTTAGCTTCTCCCAACATTTTAAGCCCCATAACGGCTTCTTGAAACCTTTTATCATAGTTTGCCATGATGTCAGGCTCCCCTTTCATAAAAGTATAAGCTTCTACCAAAGAACCATACAAAATTGCTAACTCAGCATTTTCACTTAACCAAGACGTATCTGTTCCTGCTCCAGACGTTAAACTAGCGGGCCTGAATAAATACTGAACCTCCACATTGTACGCAACATCAGGAGTAGGCGCTAAAATAAAGTTACCTACATCAAATTGAGCATAGTATCGAGGTTTACCTTGAACCGTATAGTCTGGGTGATAAGACTCGATGTAAGATAAATCTTTAAATTGCAAAAACTCTTTTTTGTTGTCACCGGCGGCTGCATTGTAAATTGTAACAGAAAAAGGCGCTAGGAAGTCACTTGGCGCACCCAAATACTGATTACCCGCAGCCATGGCACCAACCTGATTACGCATGAACAGGTTAAGCTGAACGTTTTTTAGTATGCGCTCTTCGGTGGCTCTTATAAAAACAGGAAGGTTAGAAACAAAAGTTGTCTCCGTGTTTTCTGTATAATCTTGTATTGCCTGTTTTAAACTATCGTATGTAAAAGCCATTATACTACCACCGTAACTGTTCCAACACTGCCCGAAGCTTGAATACCCAAGATTTTAGGCAAAAACACTGTAACCGTACCAACTTCACCCGTGGCTACTAAATCATTATCTGGTGTTACCCCCGATATTTCTTTGTAACCAACGGGATTAAACCCATATTGTGTGCCTCTTTGACCGTCTAAATTTTGCTCTGGTCGGCTATCAACTAAAGCTTGGGGGTCTGTAACTTTTCTAAAAGGACCTAATTGCGGATGTTTGGGCTCGAACTCGTCAGGTCCGACAAGTAATCCATTCCACTCACGCCTCATTAACCGGTAAGGGTATTGAAACCCAGATCGGTCGGAAATAGCTAAAGCATTTTTTCCAGAAGCAAATTTACTCATCAACTCACCCTAAAATATTGAAAGTCAGGAACAACGTTAAAAGAAGACCTGTCTCTGTCTTCCGTGGCTGCCCTTTCAAACTCTTCTTCATATACCGCTTTTAACAGTTGCACCCTATTTGGCGCTCGTTTTAAAGCCAAATAGTATGCCAATCCTGCTGCAAGACATGGATAAAACCGAAAAGGCATATCAAGTGTGTTTGTGTAAACATCTGCATCCTGCATTCTAGTCAAAGCATCATAATGTATAACGTCTGTGCTGTTTTCAGGGACAGGCCAGACTTTCAAATTAGGAGTAAGCTGACGGTCGAGGAAAAACTGGTTAGGTCTAGCCGCAGTCGTTTTTGTTGGTATTGCTAAAAACTCGTCACGACTTAATCTTTCAAGTTGAAAGTCTGTACCGTCTCTTCGAACAACAACGGATAATACATCTATAACGTCTGTGCCAAGATCATATTCTCCGTCGTTTGCAACCATATTTAAAGTACGTTGCTTTATAGTCCATTGATTTAAACCTCTGTTAGCCCAATCGGCTAACAAAAGATTAAGTGACCTTCTTGCAGAAGTAAGATCATAGCCAGTACGCACCTCTAAGCCACAACGCTCAAAAGCCTCTTCTATATAATCGGCTACATCTAACTCAAAGTCTGTGCTTCCTGACAGTGCCATCTTACTTCTTCTTTACTGCTCCGCCGCGACGCATTTTTTTAATCATGCCGCCGCCGCGCATCTTCTTTACCATACCACCGCCGCGCATTTTTTTTACCATGCCGCCGCCGCGCATTTTTTTAACACCATTCTTTTTACGAGGTTTCATTGCCATCTGTTAGTCTCCTATATAGGTTTTCACGCCGACTATAAGTGTCGGACACATTATAATCACTTCCATAACTATTATAATAACCTCTTTTATTCAATTTGTCTGCTGCAACTTGCAATTTAGACAATCTTTGAACAAAAATCATTGCATACTCTACCTCTGTGACAGGTTCAAAGTCTATTTCTTCCTCAAAACCACTGGGCTCGTCGTCTGGATGAAAACCCATAACCCAAATATCCCTATCAATAAACATACCTTCGGAGATAGCCGTGTTAAGGTCATCCAAATAAGTATGAAAATCGTCCGGGCTCTTATCGTTACTTAAATCAATAATGATTGCTAAATCAAAAACGTCCTGAAATTGGGAAATAGTGCTATACAATGTTTGATAGTGCTTCTCATATTTAAATATAATAGCAACTTTTTCGTCTATCAAAGCCTGCTTTGCATAAGGGCAAGCGGGAATATCGTTAAAAAAAGGGCTGGGTTTTTCCAAAACTTCTGAGGTCCATTGCGTAATTTCATCCACAATTTTCTTTTCAACACTCAATTCTGGAAAAAAATGTCTCACATTCATGACTGAGTTACCGACCCCTTAGTGTATTTTTCTCTATCTGCGAGAATAACCCCACAACCACGAGCCACCGCTTTTCCATTCTGTTTTCTACCTACTATTGGGCGTTTTGGCTTTGGATCAGGCACTTCGCCGCCCCTAGCCATCCTTACTGTTGCCGCTTTGGTATTTGAAACAACCTTTTTACCCTTGGCACCCTCTCTTTTTTTCTTTTGAGCGGTAGATTTACGCTCAGACTTACTTAAACTCTGCGCCTTTGAACGCGGTAAGCAACGATCTGGACGTTTTTTGTTTTTTGATGTGCCGCAAGGACCAGCAATGTTGCCAGAACTGTCTATTCTGACCCAATCTTGGTCTAACCAGTCTTTTAATTTACCCATTACCGGCCCTTTCTCTTACCGCCCTTTGATTTTTTGGCGTAATTAGGGTCTTTACAGTATTTGGAGGCGGCTAAATTAGCATATGCGCTGGGATAGGTATCAAAAGTACGTTTTGCCCAAGCTTTCCCCTCTGGACAGATCTTGCTTCCCTTACTCTTGGAAGAAGCTTTTTTAGATTTTCTTGAATAATTTGCCATTATAAAAGCTTTCCTGCTATTGCGGTTGCTATAATTAAAAGGGCAATACCCCACAGGCGCATGTCAAGCTTATCAAGCTGCTTATCAATCTTTTGATACCGAGCGTTGCATTCTGCTTCGTGCTTTTCAAGCAGCTTTAAAACCTCTTCGACTTTCATATTACCACGCCTTACACGACCAATATCTGGCCGTAAATTTGTCTTTTGCTGTATCACACGAGTGCCTAGCTCGAAAGTTCTTACGCCTTCCGGGCTGGGCTTTTTTAATAGACATGTTTGGATCACCAAATCTAACCAACTTGACCTCAGAACCTTTTTTGGCAAGGACCGCACTTTTTTTGGACTTATTTGGCGTTCTTTTAGGCTTGTTGTATCCCGCAAAGGTTTCACCCCTGTAACTTATTCTACCAGAAGGAAGTCGCTTAACGTTCTTTGTCGTAGCCACAATCCATCCTCCTAGTTAAAGAAAAAAGTTACCGCCGTTATAGCTGTTAAAACGGATACATGAATATCGCTTACGCGGATACCATTAGAAGGTATGTTTACCGAATGCGTATCAGATGCATTAAAATCCAGATCCAAAACGGTAGCCCCGCCGTTACCGTCAGTGACAGTAAGGCGAGGTGTTCCAGAACCGGTTTTTAACTGTATCTGACGAATACGCGAGGGACCCACACTTAAAGCACCTGTGGCAGTTATACGTTTTGTTTTTACATCAGAATCAGACATATACCTATCCTTTACGCTACATCGTCAAGTAATGCTGCTACAATGCATGTTGCAGTCGCGGCGCTTGAGCCATCATGACCAATTGCGTGTATCCCAGCAACCGTAGTATTTGGAAGCCTAGCAAAGAAAGACTCATTAGGACTGATTTTTACCGCATCGTCTGTGGTTGCAGCGGCTGTACCTGCATCAAAAACAACATAGATATGATTGGCTGCGTCCGTATTTTTAATATAAATGAACTCAACCTTATCACCTGTTGCGATTGCTGTCGGTGCAGTATCATCATCCACAGCAGTATAATCTGTGTAATATCCAGCCATTAAGTCAGTGCTTGAAGCACTCACACTGGTTAGTTTGTAGTACCACTTATCATTCGCATCTTTTGGCGAAATAGTGGTTGTGGCTTCGATAGTTTTGGCTATCTCGTCCGGTAATACTGTGGTCTTCATGACCACTGTTGCTGCATCTGCCATGTTTTATCTCCTATTAAGAAGCGTCTGAAGAACTAGAAACACCTATGAACTTCATAACTATGACAGTGTCACCACCGGGATCACCAGATACCACAAGTTCAGTTGCTTCTGCTGTTGCAGTAGATGCTGTTGTTGTGCCACCTGACATTCCTAAAACACCGTTACATGGGAAAA